TAATGCCTAAATGTTATCAACTTATTGGAGTGCCTGCCGCAGGTAAAAGTACTTGGCTTAACAGTCAAAACTGGATCGGCGGCATGGAGTATGTTAGCACCGACTACCATGTTCATGAGTACGCTAAACTGCAAGGTAAGACATATAGGGAAGTATTTAAAGAGTACATGCCCCGAGCAGTTGAACTAATGATACAAGAAGTTGTAGATGCTAGAACAGCAGGTCGCGATGTAATTTGGGATCAAACTAGCACTACTGTTAAAAGTCGTGCTCGTAAGTTCAATATGCTTCCGGACTATTGGCACATTGCCGTGGTGTTTCAAACTCCCGCAATAGCAGTTTTAAAGGAACGTTTGGCAAATCGTGTAGAACAACCAATCCCTTGGGAAGTTGTGCAAGGAATGATTGATAATTTTGAATACCCTACTAACGATGAGGGTTTCAAAGAAATTTGGAGGATATAATGCCTTGGATTGAAAATGTAGCCGCAGATGATATCCCAAAAAGATTTCATCACGAAGCCGGCGAAAATAGTATGCTGATCAGCATTGTTGATCCAGCAAGCTGGCGTCCTACTCCTGCACACAAGTTCAAAGAGATTCATAACTTTGAATTTTTGGATGTAGAGGAAAAGGACGAAGTGCTAGACAAAGAGATGAAGTGTAGTCATGAGCAGGCCGCAGAGCTTGTGCGTTTGTTACAACACGCAAAGGACAACCACATGAATGTTGTTGTTCATTGCTTTGCAGGTATTTGTCGGTCGGGTGCAGTTTGTGAGGTAGGAGTTATGATGGGCTTCCAAGATACTGGTCGCTTTCGTAGCCCTAACCTGCTGGTCAAGCATCGCATGATGAAGCATTTGGGTTGGACATACGATGCTGATGAAAAGCCCAACATCGACGATTGGCGAACTTTCCGTCAGGTTGACTAATTACCCGGATAGTGTTACAATAGTACATTAAACAGTGAAAGGTATCAAATGGCAGGCAAAGCAAAATCAGTTTACTTAACAGTGACAACATTAGATCATAAATCCGTTTTTCATCGTATGTTTTTCAATGCAAAAGAATTAAACGATTTTGTTAAAACTGAAGAATTCAAAGCAAAATATCCAACAACAGAATTTAAAATTGTAAAAGAAACTTATTAAAGAAAGGAGGCGAATATGCCAAGTGTATTCTTAGTAAGCGACACGCACTTTGGACACACGGGTGTATGCCGCTTCACACGTAACGATGGTGTTACAAAACTTCGTCCTTGGGACAGCCCTGAGGAAATGGACGAAGCAATGGTCAAGGCGTGGAACGAACGGGTAAAGCCCACTGATAAGGTCTACCATTTAGGCGACGTTGTAATCAATCGTAAAGCGTTAAGCATCATGCACAGACTTAACGGCGACAAGGTTTTAATTCGTGGTAACCACGATATCTTTAGGGACGACGAATATCGCTTGTACTTTAGAGAACTTAGAGCTTATCACGTTATGGATGGTATGATCCTTAGCCATATTCCGCTACACTCAGATTCCATGGGTCGTTTTGGTACTAACATTCACGGACATACTCATGCAAATCGTGTGAAACGAGCCCGTGGAGTTGATGCTAGAACTGGAGAAATCCTGTACAGCGACGAAAACGATGTGCGCTACCATTGTGTATGCGTGGAACAACTTCCAGACTTTGCGCCTATCTTATTTGAAGACGTTATTGCACGTATTACAGCAGAAGGCGGATCAGTAGGATTTAAGAGCGGAAACGGACCTACTATGTGATAATAGTAGTGTTTAAATAGGGCCTAAGGGCCCTATTTTTTTGGCTCTAGCTTCTGTGCGATTTAATAAATACACTATAGAATATTGGAGATAGCACGATGTCGCTACGCATAAGAAGAGGTACAGACGCCCAAAGACAAGCCCTGACGTTTGATCAGGGTGAAGTTGTTTATACAACAGATACTAAAAAAGTATATATAGGTGACGGCATCACAGCCGGAGGCACAAATATTCTGTCTACATCAGCTGGTGCTGGTGTTACATTTAATGCAACTACACAACAGTTTGATTTTAACACAGTGGCCCTGGGTATTACAACTTCAGATGTTACTGAAGGAACAAGAAAGTACTTTACAACACAGCGAGCACAGGATGCCGCAGCCAGCTTATTTACAGCCACAGGATCTCCAAGTTCATCTGGCACTATTTCAGGTACTATTGCTACAGGTACTATCGTTCTAGCTTCTGCAGACCTTTCATTAGTACAGGGCTCAAGAATAGTGATCGCGGGTGCAGGCGGTAATGGAATTTCGGCAGGGACTTATTATGTTGTTAGCGCAGTTAGTACAAGCATCGTACTGGCAAATAGTCTAGCAAATGCTACTAACGGTGTACCTATTACTGGTATCAGTACCGGTAGTGTTACTGGTACAACCTATACAGCAGGCGGTACAGACTCTGGTATTACATTTACATATGATTCAGTAAACCATGTTATGAATGTAGTAGCAAGCGGATCAACTTCTTTAGTTAACGACACTAATCCTAGACTAGGTGCTAACTTAAATATTCTAAATTACAACATTACTAGTGCAAGTTCTGGTGCTATTAGTATTGTAGGAAACATCAGTACTAGTGGCGGTTCTTTGACTGCTGGCCCAGTTATAGTAAACAACGGTGTCATTACAAGTACAAAAGCAAGTCCTGTAGGGGGTGTAGGCGGTGTAAGAACTGATGCATATAATTTAACATTTGGTACTAATGCTACTCCTAGCACACTATGGATTGAATCTAGTAATAACTTTTTGGTTATGACTGGTCTAACTGACGGCAACAACACCGCTGGCATTAGCTCACGTATATCTAGAGGTACAAAATCAGCACCTACAGTTGTACAAGCTGGCGATCCATTAGTATACCTTGAAGGTGCAGGATACGATGGTAGCAGTTATAACAATCGAGGTGGTTTTGGTCTGTTCACTGACCTAAATTGGCTTGGAACTGTTAGTGCTGGACGTTCAGTCCCATCATCCTTTGGTGTATTTGTGCTCGATGAGTTTGATGCGATAAGAACGCTGTCATTTAGTGCTAAAGGTGTTCTTTCTGCTCCTATATTCCAAGCGACTAGTTATGCCACAACGGCTTATCCAGCAGGCGGGCCGATTTCATTAATAACTGGAGTTACAATTACAGGAGTTGGTGGTCAATTCCAATGCGCATCAACAACATTGAGAGTTGGCGGAATTGTAACTATTACTGGAACACTTGCTGGCGCAACAATTAGTGGATATACTAGCCCAACTTCTTATTATATTACTGCAACTAATGGTACGACAACATTTACTCTATCAACGACTAACGGCGGTTCCGGAGTTACAACTTCTGGTACAACTCCTACTGGAATAACATACTCATTATCGCTACCTCAGAAAGGTATGATAATTTTTGATAGTACTACAAATAAATTTATGGGATATAATGGCACTAACTGGGTAGCGTTTACCGGGCCTTAATTAATTTAGCTATCAGGGGATTTAGATAATCTGTTGTAACTGTTTCTCTAAATAATTCTGTAAAATTAATAGACTTAATTAGATCTTGATACTCTTGATCTGTTAAGTCTAAATTTTTCTCTCTATCTCCTAGACGAGAATCATTAAAACTGCTGATGTAAAAATCACCTCGATAGGGTCTATCGGGTAATGACATATTAAATGCTTGTGATAGTGCTTCTGCCTGTTGGTAACTGTTAATGTCAGTATCATCATCCTTGCACCAATTAAAATAATTTGTTTCTGGATTAGGAAAATAGTAACCGTACTTACTATAGTTGCGATCAATTTCGCTCATATACATAAACTTTATCATATCGTGATTACCAACTATGCTTAATGGAAATGTGTTCGCTAGATCGATTGGACAATCGGTACGTTTAAAAAAATCTACTGCGGTCTGTAAGGTTGCCTGTGTTTCATACGGTAGCCCTACTATGACTCCTGCGGCGATATAACTGCGTGATCCCCATGCTTCTTTACATTTATACAACGTATCGACAACACGATCACTAGCCATCCCCTTACCTATAAATTTTGCAGTCTTGGGATTAAATGTTTCTATACCAAAATAAGTTTCTTGCAAACCGGCATCTTTTAGTAACTGTATTTGTTCCGGGTGCGCGGCAATTATATCAACACGTAGATATGCCCAAAATTTTAATTCGAATGGTAAGCTCTGACTAACGTCAGCAAACATCTGCATCTTTTCTGTGCTGTCGTTAAACGTGTCATCTACAATAAAGTATTTGGTAGTCCCCCAACGTTCATAGTTCTCCATTAGTTCTCTACGAATTACATCTGGATGTTTTAGATAGTCAGATGTTTTTTGTCCTATCAGCGGATAGGAACAATATGCACACTTAAATTTACACCCACGACTGATTTCTAAGTTTAATGTTTCATTTGGCAAGATTAGATCATAATCTGTGTAGCTTGTTGTACTGTAATTAAAATTCCAACTTGGATTATGTGCTTTACGATCGTGGTTTATTATACGATTAAACAATCTACGCGACTTACCACTTAGACTATCTAATAAATCTATAGTTTCTGTTTCACCTATACCGACTATAATATGGTCTATAGGAGCATTAAGATAGAAGTCAATTTTTGCTCCTCCTATAATTGTTTTAGTTTTTGAATTGCATTTTTTAACGTAGTCAACCCATGGTGTATAATTATCTTTGGCAAACGCGGTAACTAAACTATCTATGCTAAATCTATCATAATCGTCACCTTCACCTTCACCTGGATTACTAGTGCGTACACCAGCATCTGGAAATTTAAAAGGCATCCAGGTAGTCGAATATCCGACAGCTAGTGTATTTTTTCCAATCGCATGATCTAGTATCGATGTATAGATATCCCAAGTTATGATAGAACTAAAATCTATGACCAAGCAAGTATAGCCATTGGCTCTGATATGGCTTGCTAATCTATGCGCTCCGTATCCTCTAGATTTGACTTGGAATCCTACACTGTCAGTAAACAGTACAACATCAAACATTACGATCCTTCAATGCTTGAATTAACGGAATAAAATAATCTCTATTAGTGTGTTCAAAGAATAATTGATCAAAATCAATAGTACTAATTAAATTATTATATTCTACAGTTGACATGTCTAATGTTTTTTCTCTATCACATAGTAACGGATGATTGAAACTACTAGTATAGAAATCGCCTCGGCGTGTTCGTTGGTAGGCGGCTAGTTCCTGTGTTGTTTCGATGGCTATTTGTTGAGCTTGGACAAAACTATTGATATCGGTATCATCATTCTTTTCCCATGCTAACATTCCCTCAATGCCATCATGGGGGAATTCATAACCAAACTTTTCATAATTGTTATCAAACCAACTGGTTGGAAACCATTGATTTCGATCCGACTTTTTAACAATGTTGACTGGATAGCAAGTACTGATATCTAATGGGCAATCTGCTTGCTTGAGCCAGTCAACAGTATTACGCCAGCTTGCCCGTGTTTCGTAAGGTAAGCCTATCATAAAACCTCCCTCCATCCACACTCGATCGCCCCATACTTCTTTAGCTTTGTATAGTGTATCTTTACGACGACTGCTAGACATTCCTTTTCCAATAGTCTTAGAGCTTTGATCATTAAATGTTTCAAGTCCAAAGAATGTTTCAGCAATGCCTAGTTCTTTAAGTAATTCTATTTGTTCTGGATGTGCCGCTAGTAAATCAATGCGGGTATAACACCAGAATTTAATTTTAAATGGCAGGTCTCGCATGACCTTTACCATCATCTCTAATTTTTCTGTACTATCATTAAATGTATCATCTACAATAAAGTATTTGGTAGTCCCCCAACGTTCATAATTTTCTAATAGTTCGTCACGAATTTTTTCAGGATATTTTAAATAATCGTTTACGTTCTTTTGACCAATAAGCGGAAAGTTACAAAACGCACACTTAAAACGACAACCTCGACCTACTTCTAATGTAAGAGTTTCCATTGGCAGTATAAAATCTAAATTGTTATAACGTGTACTGCTTTCTCTAAAATCCCATGAGTCAGCATGTGCTTTTCGATCATGATCAATATACTTGTTAAAAATACGTTTACTTTTACCGCTTAACTTATCCAACAAGTCAATAGTCATAGTTTCGGCAATACCAAATATAACATGATCTACATTTTGTAAATCCATATAGAAGTCTGCCTTGGCGCCGCCCAATACAATCTTAAGTTTAGGATTAATAGTTTTTGGATATTGTAAAAATTCCTCAACTTCATTTTTACCAAACTTTATAATTAAGTTATCCTTGCGCCAATCATGTGATTGTTCTTTTAAATGTGATAATTCGTGTTCTTCACCGATATGATGGCCGGGGATTTGATTGGTAAATTCTCCAGGTAGTTCAGGCCAGCGGTAGGGCATCCATGTGGTACTAAAACCGACCATCAGTGTTTCTGGACCAACAGAGTTGTCTATAATTTCTTTATACTTCTCAAAGGACAATGCCGAACTAAAGTCTATAACCAAGCAGGTATATCCTGCCGTACGAATCTGACTAGCTATACGGTGAACCCCGTATCCGCGAATTTTATGATGAGGGTATGGTGCATCGGTAAATAGTATCACATTAAACATAAACATATTTAAGCGTATAAAATTCCAATGAAACATTTTCAATCCGTTTTAGCATTTGGCGATAGCCACGTAGCAGGGTGTGAATTAGACAACAAGTATAATTTAGAAGACTATATTTCAGGACGGATCACTATAGAACAAGCGGATGCACCGGGGAAGGAACTAGCATTTCCAAAAATAGTAGCAGATCAATTAGAGATACCTTGTTATAACTATGCAATGAGCGGTGGCAGTAACGCTCGAAGCCTTAGACTTCTTATTCAAGCAGTACAGGCACATCCAAACAGTCTAGTATTATTTGGATACACTAGCACTGATAGATCGGAAATTTATTATCCACCAGGCGGATTAGGCTGTGATCAGGATAATTTTCTACAATTAGGTGTACAATGGGAAGGAGTGTTTACTAGTCCTGTTAATGATTTTTATATAAAAAATTTATATTCTAGAAATAATCTAGAAGACCTAATGTTTTGTGTCGACAATATCTGTAACGGCTATGCTTTAGATTATATACACTTGCCTTTGTTTTCCGAGCAGATACCTATTGTAGACAATGTGTTTAAATTTGAAGGCAACGACAACTATCTAGATTGGTGTAAGGCTAAAAGATTTATACAACTACAGCACTATCACTATGGCCGGGATGCCCACAATGCTCTAGCAGAATTAATACTTAGGGAAATAAAATGATTTGGGGTTACCATCTGATATTGGACTGTAAAAATTGCAACATAGAATCTATAAACAACGATAGCACTATACGCAATTTTGTTTCAACTCTCGTAGAAAGAATAGATATGCAGGTACATGGGGCTCCTCAAATCGAATTACTATTGCCAGGCACTGACAATGAAGGTTATAGTTTACTACAAATGATTACCACTAGCAATATTACCGCACACTTTGTCAATAAAACGGGTAACGCCTATATCGACATATTCAGCTGTAAACAATTCAAAACTAGTATAGTTGTTCACACTGTAGAAGAGTTCTTCAGTCCGAAGTTTATCAAGACAACCTATTTAGAACGTTAGGGATCTAACTGCATCTGTTCTCTAGTACGGAATCGATAACGTTCAGGAACAGTATCCCATAACATCATCTTGTTATTAACAGCCGCATCACGTAACATAATCTGGTGTAGAAAGTTAGTAATAGGTTTCCCCGGAACAAAATCGCACCATGGTCCGCAACGTAGTTCTTCCATATCAATGGTCTTTGGATCGCTCCATTGTATTAGCCTATGAGTGATACCATTAATTTTAACCATATAGTGATATAAGTTATCATCAGCTGGGATCTTTTCCCAAGACCATCCTTTACTATCAGCGTAGGTTTTAATTGCTTTAATATGATCGCTTAGATAATATCGAGGCTCGTCTGGATTACGTCCGATATCACTGCCTGCACGTACACGATATTGTGTAGCACTATGTCCTAGCTGTTGTATCTCTTCTAGCACATCTGGAATATGATCTAAGTTCTCTAACGTGTAACCAACATAATAGACAATGATACCAAATTCTTTACAGTTCTCGATTCCTTGCAACTGTTTCTTATGTACAGTATTACCTTGATAGCTACTGTGATTAAGACCAATCATAACAGCACGACATCCTGCTTTAGCAATATCTTCGGTCCATTTTTTATCAGCAAGTTTAACACCGTTAGTTAATATTGTAATGTCCTGATGTGTACGTCCCAGGCGTTGCTGTACGTGCTTAATATTTCTAATCAACTCAAGTAAGTCTTTACGTAGCGTCGGTTCTGCTCCTGCTAGAATAACGCTACCTGCGTCATCAGGCCAACTTTCAATTTGATTTAAGATATAACCCAATGATTTATCTGAAGTTGCATTTTCTGGTTCATGATAACAGTGCGGACATTTTAAATTACAGCGATCAGTAACTTCAATCATAATACCACTAGGCACATCATATCCATACGGATCAAATTCTAATGACTTATAAAATTCTGCGTCACGTTCAATCATGTATTCACTATAACCGTGATCCGGACATTTTTTACTCATCCATACACTATTATCACGTATAAACTTAGTAGCTGGTACGTGTCTATAACAATGTTCGCAAAGACTTACTGTTTCCATTTTACTTCTTCTAGTTGTTTTAAGAATACATTGGTATTAAGTTTCCAAAATGTTTGGACATGTCCTCTATAATCTTTTTCAAATGCTCTTGTAAGAACTCCTGTCTTTTCTAAAGTAGGACCCCATACAGTATGTACTAGACGCTGTGTACCTACTTCGCTAGGGTGGCTAGTAATATACATGTTACCTGCGTTGCCAACCCATTCTATACAAGCAGACATTAAGTACTGTGCTGTAACATGATTATGCGTGGCAATCTGATTGCGGGTGCGTAACGTATTTAACGGAAGTAGTTCTGACAATACACAGGTTCTAGCACAGATTCGATATCCCTCGTCGATGCTGTGTGCAGCCACGCTACCAACAGCTACATCATTGTAAAACAGAATCCATACACACCATTCACGTTCGTTGCGAAAGCAATCTATCATTGCCTTTTGACTAGCATTATTTACGAACCCTTTGGACTCGCAATATCTATAAAAGTCTACTAAGTCTAAATCTTCTGACCATGGTACTATTTTATACATTTAATACGCTCTATAAATTCTGCTGGATAGTTTGTTCTAAAACTTTCCCAACACAGTTGATCCATTACTTCCCATGGTTGTGGCGTATTCCATTCGATTCCTAAAGATTCCAAATATTTGCGCATTTCTGCTTGCCTATTGGAGTGTATATGACTTTCTACTTCAGCGATACTGACATTCTTTTCATCTTTGTGATATGTAAAAAAATAGTTGATACTTTTAAGTTTGCCACCTATCACAAAGTAACTACTAGGATGCATTGAATACTTGTGCCAACCTCTGGCCTTGTGTGCCTGGACAATAGCAATCATCTGCTCTTGCCAATCAGGAACTACACTATCATAATTTTCTGTAGTACAGTTGGCACGATTCCAGAAATCTAAACCATCTATTTCTAGATAGATCTTTTGCTCTGGAATATTAACTTCTTTAATCTTAGGCACCATGTCTGGATTGTGCCAAGCCATGTTACTAAGGTAGTGTAGCTCACGATGAAACTTTTCTTTCATTAATTTTGGATTCACTACTTCGTTCTGCCCGTTGTGATAGTCAGATTCAGTAGTGTACCATTGTACAAAAGTTTTTTTATCAGTGCTGATCAAACTAGTGTAAATAAGGTTATTGCGGGATTGACCTTCCCCGGGTACATTGTTATAATAGTATTCGTAGTCCATACAGTTAATTATCAAAGGATATCATGCTAAAAGGTATAAATGGCAAGTCTTATTATAACATGGAACCATACTTAGATATGGCCATGTTTGAACAACTGCAACCTGAAATATTGACAGGATTTGCCCTAGCACGTGAATTTGCTAAAGAAGGAACTTGGATGAAACCAGGGTTCTCATTTGAAAATATGAGTTATAAACTTAGTTGGAAACCAATTTATCAGTCTATGGATGAATTTATGGAGCTTCCTAAGGATGATCCAATATATCAAGCTGGTATGAAATTAATGCCCACAGATTTTAAAAATTTTCAACAACGTAATAAGTTTACACGGTTCTTAAAAATGGCTATGGGGTCGTACGATCCATACATTTATTATTATTTGTGGGAAGAAGGATCATGGGATGATAGAACTGCTCCACGCAAATTAACTCCGGAAGCCGAGTACTTTCCTAGTGTAGTCAAGTGGGTTGAAAGTCTAGTGGGTACTGTATTTGAAGAAATTGGGCGTGTTATATTCTTTCATTGCGAAGCAGATGGCATCCCATTTGAACACAGAGACTTAGATGCTAAGAACGGCGTGGATGTAGTCAAACCACACCGCAATGAGTTTATACACGTTCGACCCAATACTAAGAAAGCATTTTACTTATGGGATCCGGAAACTAAAGACAAGACATATTTAAATTGTCGGGCGGCTTGGTGGAATGATGTAGATTGGCACGGCGGTGAACGTATTATGGAACAAAGCTACGGACTTCGTATTGACGGAAAATTTACTGAAGATTTTCGTAAAAAATTAGGAATAGACCATCTTGACAGTTATTGATCACGGCATATTCAATTTAATTATTAATGATAATAGCGCAACTATGGATTTTAATCCCACTGGGGATAGGTATCCGCAAGAATTAGTTACAAGTAGTTTTGAAAGAGAAAAACGCTACGTATTACAATTAATCAAATATTCCTGGGCACCGGAACTATTAGAAGTAAATCCTTTTACTAGACGTATTTCATTCAAATGGTATGGAAATACTTGCGAAGAATATGTTCCAGTAGACTACATAGAACAACTGCAACAGATTACACAGGACTTGTATAACGAAAAAATATATAAACCTAGTTTTTATACAAAATATTTCTATACAGATAAACAAGAACAATTACACGCTTACGGTTTTTACAGTTCTAGTGATGTTAGAGAACAACCAATTGACATGAACTTTTATCGTCCTATATTAAATCCTGAACGTGCAAAATTAGTAAAAGATATAGAAACTGATGGTAAACTAGACATGGGTATCCTTGTTAAACATGCCTTTACAAATTACATTAAGTGGCCAAACGATCCGTTACCCAACATTTATCGTAAAGTTTATTTGGGTGATCGATAGCAGTTTTAATACTTTCAAAAACAATATTATTTTTAAAATAACCATCTAAGTGATTGCATCGATGGTCAGTTTGCAATACAGAAATATCAGCATCTTGCAAACTTAGACTTAATAAGCTAGGCCTTATTTCAGCGCCATGCGTCCAAGTATAAGGATATGTTGCAAGGTTAACAGCATCATTAGACCATTGTGCAGTAGTGCCTGCAGACCACAAATGTACAATTTTTGTAGTTGTTGGCAATTGACTCAACACTATCTTATCAATATAAAGTAACGCGGCTTTGTATTCTATATCTTCTTTTTCGTAATCGTATAAATGATTATAAAATTCTTTTGCGGCATTCCATATACGATATTTAAGTGGATTATATGTATGCAATTTTGGATGCAAAGTATCACTATGATTAAGTCTGCGTACTTCTCTATTAAATAATCTGCCAGGTAAAGTCCACACAAATACGCAAACATCAGGAACTTGATTTTTTTCAATTAATGGATTCAATTGTATTAGTAGCGTATCCCAAATTCCCGATCCACCATGCCCTAAATTTACAATTTTTGCATCGTAGTGTTTTGCTAACAAATCAATGTATGTTTTGTAACCATAAAACAAACTGTGATGATTAACTCTTTCTGAACAAAAACTATCACCAAAAAATCCAATAGTTTTAATCATGTTGTTTTATTTTTATATTTTGAAAATTGTGCATCATTATTGATGCAAGCTCCTGAACATACTAATAATCGTCCCTCGCTAAATTTCTTAGTCCAGCTATCAGTAAGATTTTTATAAAAGTTACCAGTAATAATATCATCCCATGGATGTATATTTAAATTAATATGTTCACCGCCGTGATTAGACCAAAGAGAGTAATAACCATCTGGATCCGATTCGTTTAGTGTAAACTTTGCTCCTGCAATATAACAACATGGTAATAGGTGCCCTTCAACATCTATGTATGCTTCATTGTAATCTTGTGCTTGGCATTTAATGCAACCTTTTTCGGCTTCCTCTGCCCACTGTTTTTCTGTAGGAGGAAGTTTACCATTAACTAAAATAATAGATACTTCTTTAACAGAACTGGGCGGATTCAATGGTAGACCATTAGCACCCAGCGTAACAGCTCTACCAAATAACTGTTCTACAGCAAATCTGTTATTAGGAATTGTAAAAAAATGTTTAAAACCTATGTCTTTGCTCATTTGTTCTGCTATAGGAATTTGATGTTCGTTGTGAGCAAAGCTGATAAATTGCCAATGTGCGTTTCCGCCTGCATTAATAAATGCCTTCACGTTGTCCATCAATTTGGACCATCGAACATTAACACGGTAGATCCAGTTAGTGTCTTCTAAACCATCAATACCAAATACAATAATGTCGTTAGGACCTAATACACTACCAAGTTCCGCCCACCATTCAACACTTTTCATTCCTCCGTTAGTCGATATAGTTATAGCAATATTAGGATTCTTTCTCTGAATAATTTTACATACTTCTATAAAATTAGGTGCAGTACATGGGTCTCCTACTGTTCCACAAAAATTAATTTTTTCTAACTGATCGTATACAGTCTGTGGGATCCGTGTTTCATAAAAATCTGTAGGTATATATGTTTGTTTAATTCGACTATAATCTCCGTCCCACCATTCTCTTAAACATTGCGGACAGGCGGCATTGCACATACTGCTGTGTTCTATTTGGATAGTAGTTACCTTATTATAAAATGTCATATATCTAACTTTGTTTGTATTTCGCTGTGTGATAAATTATTGAATCTATTTTCTTTCATCCATTGATAATAATTCTTAGTTTCAGAAGATAATCGGTCCCATCGAGAATTCAAACTTTTAAAATGCTGTTCTGCCTTATCAAGTAATGCCGGATTAACTTTTAAATTCCAATCTGTAGGCTGATTGTAATATACAGCCATTGCGGCCCATATGTAGTCTGGATAGATGGTATAACCATCCCCGCACATTTGGGTTGTGTTAATCGGACTACGATAATGTTCGCGCACCATGTCTATCGTATTGTGCAGGATACCTAGTTCCTTTTGATGTTTCCAGAAAGGAGTATCTTCACGATGTGTTAGATGATAGTGTGGGTATATAAACTCATATGTATCATTAAACAGTATATTAGCTTTATGATTATATCTACGACTTGCTTCTTCTTGACCGTATTCTTGTCTATCAATCTTTGCTAACTGTTGCCATGCTTCGTCAATGTTCGATATAGTCAAATACAAACCATTTGCTTCCATAGGTTCGGCAAATCCCGCTGATAGACCAACAGCAATTACATTTTTACACCAGGGCTCTTTATATGCTCCGGGTTGCCATTTTAACAATCTAGGTTGACGTATTAGATTTTTCTCATTTACAGTCTGTAGTATTTCGTCTAATGCTTGTTGCTCAGTAATAAAGTTATCATCAAAACAATACCCTGTACCGTAACGATGGTATAGTGTTACTTTAAATCTCCAACCTGCTTTCATTGCTATACTTCGTGTATAGTTGTGTAGTTCTTTTTCAGGCTCCTCGTACTTAACAGGCATAACCCAACATTTGTTAACCGGAATAAAATCATAATCTTGCCATGAGTCTGTAACTTTTTTTATAAGCAATCTACCTAATCCAGAGCAGTCTAGATAATAGTCCGCAGTAATTTCTCCCTGGTCTGTAATTACTTTTTCAACACCATCATTACCTATGACGATGTCACTAATATGAGCTCGAACATGTTTAACACCCATTGGTATTGCCTTGTCTTTAACAACACTACCTAGCTTGTCTGCATTAATATGATAACTGGTACTCCATAATGGATTGAGTTTATACTCATCGCCTAAAAACGGACTTGTTTGTTTTTTCATAAAGTAATGTTGACAATCCATATCTTCATTAATATTTGATACCTTGCCTTGGTTACGTAATGCCATCCAGTAATCTGATAGTCTTGTATCGGTATGATTATAAGTTAACCAAGGTCGTAGATCTAACGTAGTCTGATCTTTAAACATATCCTTTTCAGCAAGATTATATGTAAATGTAAAATATTGCTGTTCGCCTTTGTTGTGTACCCAATTTTCAAAACTGTTACCTAGCTTATAAATGCTGCCAGTACGGCTCATCCAATCACTATCTTCCAATCCTAGCTCATGTAAGAACAGTCCAATATTTGGAACCACACTTTCACCTACTCCTAATTGCGGAACATTTGGACTTTCGATTAATGTAACTTCTGCGGTCGGGATCTTTTGTTTAACACGGGCCGCACATAGCCAGCCGCCCGTACCTCCGCCAATAATTAGAATTTTCATTAAACTACCTTATAAATATCATCATGTATATTAGTTATCTCGATTATCCTTCCCTTCCTATCGGGCTTGAGCAGGACATTTTGAATACAGTTAAATCAAATTCTAACTTTAAAGAAAATAATTTATTAGTCAATGCTGATCAAACAACATTAGATTTAATAGGTAAAGTCGAATACGATCCAAATAATAACATTGGCTACCCTTACTTAGAAGCACGTAAGTATTTTCCAACATTGGTTGATTACTACTTCTTAGATCCAAGCCCAGCAGTTAAGGATTGGGTACATACACACATTAACAAAGACGTTACAATAAACATACAAGTGATGACTAACGGTACGCATGTTCCTCCCCACATAGATGAAGTAAGAACTTATGCTATTAACTATTTGATTTCAGCAGGCGGAAACGCTACTACAGATTTCTACGAACCAAAAGTAAAATTTGAAAACGTATCAGTTACTGCGCAAACTGCTATTCCTTACGAAAAACTAGATTTAAAAGAAAGTAAACAGATTGCTGAAAAAGTTTGGCACAAACTTAGTGTAACAAAAATACACAGTGTTGAAAATATAACACCCCAGCTAAAAAGAATAGCACTCACATTGAGTTTAGTATGAGTAAATTAATTTTTCCCTATGCTATTAATAAAGACGTAACTGTGCGAAATATTACGGCATACACTGAATACGGATTTATAGAAAACAACAACGATCTGATTGATTTAAGTTTAGGTAACTGTGGATGCTTTCCTTTAGGATTTAAACGACAGGACATTATTGATCGTGTAACTGAACAGATGAAAGACATGCCGTTTTGTAGTGGCGAGTTTTATACTACCAATGCCAGTGTTATAGAGTTAAGTGATCGCTTGTATAACATGTCAGGTGGATATCGTAGTGTGTTTGCTCTTAGCGGCAGCGATGCTATCGAAGGCGCACTACGAGTAGCACAACTTTACAATGGCCGCAACAAGTTCCTTGGTTTTATAAAATCATATCACGGTAGTACATATCTAAGTTCAAGTGTAAGTGACGCAACCTATATGACAGATTTTTACGGCAAAGATCCTAGATGTGTTATAAGTGATTACACTTTGGATAATATTACTGACGACTTGTGTGCCGTAATAATCGAAACAAGTAGTTGGCAAAACGGTCTGTATGATCCAGGTCAGGAGTTCTGGCAGGGTCTACGCAAGCTGTGTACCGATAAAGACATAGTCCTTATTGTTGATGACATCGCAATGTGTGGTGGGAAAACAGGTACATTCTTTGGGTGGACTGATGTTGTTACTCCTGACATCTTTACTATGGGGAAGGCCTTGACCGGTGGATATTTTCCGCTAAGTGCTACTATGGTAAGTGAGAAGATATACAATGTTGTAAAGGAAACAGTATTTTGTCACGGATTTAGTTACAGCTTTAGTTTAAGCGGAATATATTCAACATTAGCATACTTAGATGTAATTGCAAAAGAAAAACTATTTGACAATTATCCTCAACTAGTGTCCCGGGCTACTGCTACCTTTGATAGATTTAAAGATGAGTATAAGTTGATTACTAGTTATAACAATTACGGTTTAGTTTTCAACCTAACATTATTAACTGAAAAGCCAGTTGATGCTAGTTTTGAACAGTTCTTATATCAATATGGTATCAGCGCAGGTATGTGGAATGAAGGTGGCGCCGGACTTTTAATTATTGTTCCACTTACTGCTACTGCTGTGTGGTTTGAAGAATTAGAATATCGACTTATTCACGCACTAAGAAATTATAGATCTACAGCTACCTTCTCTAACTAAATCCAAAGTTAAACAATGAATACCAGCTTCCCAGAATAAACCGTGTCGCTGTGGAACTACGTGACAGTTAATGCCGTACTGTTCCATTATTTTAAATATGCCAGGTTGATAATTGCTAAACAACACATTCTGGCTATCAATAACTAACACATTGCTATCAAAGAATACTTCCTGAGCATAGCCCTTCCATTGTGTAAGCCACTTGTCAATCCACGCATCGCTAAACTTGCCATCGGTACTAGTGTAATCAGCAATAAACTTAGTATCATCAAATTTTTCAAAGTGATCTTGGAGCTCAACAATTTCCTTATTGTGTAGCAGTTCTGGCACCCATGATTTGTTTACACAAAATACTAGATTGTCATTGGTCATAAACCAGCCGTGGTCTATATGACCAAAACTTTGTTGGTGTGTATTACCTACATCAACTATTGTGTTTGCTGGCAAGTTACGTTTCATCCATTCTAGGCCCAATGTGTTGCCCGGGCCTTTTGTATTGGTAATTAACTTATCACCACACTTGAACATAGTAGCAGTATGCCATAGCACTTGATCTTTTAATTGCTCGTGATAGACATATTCACCGTTAGCCCACCATTTGTCTACTAGTGTATCTAACTTGGGCGGTGGCATACTGAGCCAATTATGTCCACGTTCAAATAGTTCTTTAAAAATATGATTGTAGTTCTGACTGTCTAAATATCTGTCAGGCATGCTTGTGTAAGTTTGATAAACAGTTTCGCCGTATACTAAGTATTGGTCACGTGGTACTATAGGAGCAGTCGGATGCTCCATAGTAAAATGACCTAAATCAATATTATCTGGAAATTTTGTTGTTGTAGGACGATGTACACGTACTCCTAACTTAATCAAGTAATCTGCTAGAGAATCTAAATCCTCATTAGTTTCATGTAGGATTCTAGCAAGTTTATTGCGAACAGCACCGTGCGGGCAGTCACCTACAATAACTTCTTTTAGCGGATCCCAGTTTGTATAAATGCTCATGCCGACATAATCTCTTTTAAATATTCTTCTGCCCAATAGGTATAGTATGTTGTATTCTTTAATTTACTGCGAGCTTTTTCTAGATTGTCACGCCACTGACACAGTATTATATTGTATACCCCATTGTTTGTTTGTAACCCATTTATTTCTGTATATCTATCTTTAGGGTCTGGTAAAAATATCATATCAGTATATATTTTATTGTATTCGTTGGCAATGTTTATAACTTCGATATCAGTATAATGTGTAGGTAGTACATATACTATTAATTCAAAATCCCACGGGGGAGGGTTGATATCGCTACCGTCTGTTTCGTGTACAGAATAATCTGTACTTTTAGCAAACGGGCATATGCTAAATCCACCCAACAAGTCCGCAGGCTTGCTGATACGTTCAATCCAATCATTTATCACCGATCCATCCTCGCGTGAAGTTCTTAAAGTTTTCGGCACCATCTTCATTGTGATATGTACCCTTTGTAAGGCCAGCATGTTCACGATCAATGTCGATAATAGCAACTAGTCTCCATTCTTCAGACAAGTTATGGGCACTGTGTAAATGTTGATTATTAAAACCATACAAGTCATCCCATGTGACTTCTTCGCCGTGACATTCTAAAAATAAATCACCTTTAGGAACAATTAATGGAATGTGTATTCGAACGTATAGACCTTCTACGTTTTCAGGAGCAAGATGTCTATGTAAGATAGTTCTTGGTCCCATTACACCGTATACTAGCCCATAACACTTGTCATGATATTTTTCTAACAGCTTCATCATAGTCGGATAGCGTTTAGCACCCTCTTCGTCAATGGTCATATCGACAGGTTCCTGACCATCTCCGCCTTTGATGTAAGTACGAATCATAACACCCTTCCACCAACTTAATCCTGACTCCCACTGACGGGTAATTGGATTCTGATGTGTTACTTGGTGCTTAGAACTTTCATACCATTCTTCGCTGTACATATCTCTATTGATACAATCTTCGCATTGCGCCATTACTGCTTCTTCTAGATTAGTGTATCCGGCCATAAAGTCATCAACCAATCCCTGCTTAAATGACATGAGGTCGTCTCTGATAGCAATCTCGTTACCTCTCCATATTTTTTTTACGTTTTCCATGTTATATCCAATTTAAAACATTAATTTAGCAAATCTTTCTATATTCTTTTTTTGTTCTGCAAAGTATAGTGGTATTATTTTTTTATTTGTTATTGTTTTTAACAAATTGGACGATTCTTCCGAAAATCTTTTGGATTTCTCGCCTAAGTTAATTCCTAATTTCTTTAAGTAATTATAATAACGGATAGTACTAGGATGCCCATCTTTAAACCCGGCATAATCTAATTGAGTACTCTCTCTTATTTCAAGATCAAACATTGAAGGGGGCAACCTATCAAAGGTAGCCGAGTATGTATCTAGAATATCTTTGTGCGTCTTTCCATTAAGTTCACAATGATCCGATCCCTCAATAAACGGAACACTTAGCATACAGTATCTATCACAAGGTAAGTGATCCAAATATTTCATTGACATGTCTATCAACGCCGCATCTCTAATTAAATATCCACGCTCGTCGGCAAACTTTTTTACCCAGTCTTTGGGATAGATATCGTTATTATATATATTTCCTGGAGTGATCCACTTATTATCTACCCATCTATCTTCTCTAGTATATGTAGTAAACATAATCATGATTAAATCAGTATCAGTAAATTTAAACCGATTGTTTGCTTCGGCAATTCTTAATGAAATAAGAAGATTTCCAGATCCGCTAACTCCAAAATTAAAATACTCGGCATTTGGCATTTCTTTTGAAACTATATCAGCCCAAGTAGGCCAAACATAACTGGTAAAACTGCACCCGAAAGCGAAGAATCTCTTATATTTTAACCAATCTATTTTAGTATCCATTTAACACCGTCATGCTTGAAATAAAATTGCGACCGTTTATAGATTGTAAAACTAAATCTACAGTATTAACTAAATCATCTACAGTAATAATACTGTTTGAGTCAACTACTCGTTTATATAGCTCTAACCCATTATGATCAGCTGTGTCATAGGGATTATAAAAATTAGTTTGGCACACCCCTGGCATAATTACTATACTCTTACAAGCACTACCACTATGATTAATGTCCCAACTAGTTTCGTTAATAGCGTATTTTTCTTCACCGTAGGTTGTTAACCAAGGGAAGTTATTAGGAATATCCGCTAGTGGTTCTGCGGCCATACTGCTGGTATTAATAATAAAATGTTTGTCATGCCAATGTTGCTGTTGCCAAAGTTTCATCAGCTCTACCTGAGCATAGTAATGATATGCGTTATTAATGAATAAATCGCAGTCCTTTGTATGGGTGATAATAAGATCTTGATTAAGTCTGTTACTAATATCAAAGCCAGTGTCTTTACTAAACCCTTTTACATTACAGCCCATGGCAGTAAAATGCTCAAACAGACCTTTACCTATACCGCTGGTATGCCCGGTTATTGCTATGTCTTTAAATACCATTCCAGTCTCCATTCATACGCCATGTTGGGCGTTGAATATTATCAGATAGTCGATTTATCATAATGATAGTAGCATCTGGAATATATTTTTTTAGTTTGTCTAACAATAATCGTTCACTATATACCCTATGCTTTAGTGGAACGAACGGAGCCACTGGATCATAGTTGAATATGTGACTTAAATGAATAATTGTATTAGGCATATTGTCTACCCAAGTACTTACATCTAATCCCTTATTCAGTACTAGATCTTCGTGTCTAAATTCAAACCTAACAGTTTCTTTAATCAACGTCCATTCGGGTATATCCGGATCGTATAATTTACCCTGTGCGGCTAGCCATTCAGTACCGTCTTTACCTAAAAAAGATGCACGACTAGCAACATAGTCCTTAACAAATTTAGAATAGTTGTCACCATTCCAGTTGTCTGTTATTTCTTTCATGCATTCAAGAGCAAACAAGTTATAGTCAACGAATCTAACAACTGTGTCTTTAGTATATCCGTATGTAATTAAATAGTCAATCCAATTAAGTCCACTTGCTTGTATGACTAACTGTCTAATAGGACCGTCGAACTCTACTTTGACTATTTCTTCTGTATTATGCGGATAGAACATAGTCTGTGCGGCTACTTGATTCTTGCCGTATAGATATGAACTTTTAGGAATAAATGCTGGCTCGTGATTAGGATAATAATAAATCTTGTTATTTCTAAATCGATCCATTATGACTTTGACATGTTTTTTATTGGCAAAAGCTACACTAAGTATATTCCAACCGTGCCACTTATGCTTATATGTTTTCTCTTTATCTCCGCCAGTAACCCAAATTGGTGTATAATCATCATGAATATTTTCATCGCTACGTCTCGGTTCGATCTGTGTATGCGCAGAGTAATAGGCAAACTCCCCGATAGCCGGCGATCCTAATTCTTGATAAGTCTCTAAATTAATAATATAGCATTGGTCATGTAACTCATAATAGCCGTCGTCTCTATCAGGTATATGCCCTATCAAGAAAAAATCTCTACCGCTATAGACTTCCTTTTCAACTTCGTGGAAAAATTCGTCCCCATTGATAAACTCTGTGCCTGTGCTTAAAACTACTGCGTGTGTATACTCCTTGGCAGCTTCTTGAAGCATAGCATCTTCGTCTAAGCCTTGTATGACATTAAATCCTTTATCAAGGATATTGCTTAGTACAAAATCGCTGAGATTCTTCATTAGTTCAGCTGTCCATGTATTTTGACAGGTGTGAATCTTATCTACAAAAATGTAGACAATATCAGTACTGCCTGCCGGTGTGTTAAATTTGACCATATTGTTTACTATAACATCTCGCTAGCATTTCGCAAAATTCATTGGTTCGATTTCCTAAAATAACATTGGCAATCATATGAATTCTATCTTTACTACTACGATTAAAAACCGCATGTCTCTCACTAATATTGATCATAATGATTTTTCCATTAGACCAAGGCACTACTTTATCGCCTACAATCATTTCGCAATTTGACGGATGACTTATAGCCAGGTTAATTGGCAGAATAGATAATAATGGATCAATGTCTTCTGGTAGTTTGCCGTCGTTGTGCCAATTAATAGATCCCCACGGTTTCAACTTCATAAATCGTATTCTAGTATAACGTTCTGCTGGAAATTGATTCTTCCAAAAGTCCGTTATAAGCGGCGTCTTGTATGCCAATTCTGTATACTGATACGGAGCATTGTATTCACTATATCCATAGTTGTCAGCGGTATATGTTTTGTCTACTGCCAGTCCATGTAGACAGCAACTGGCCCACCCTTCGCTATCGCTGTCTCTATATTCTTGATAATACGGCCCTGCTTCAAGAGCTTGTTGCTTCCATGCATCGATTGGGAAAGTTAAATCTAACTCTAGCCAAGGAATACCCGACTTCATGATCTTGCGGGCTTGTTCAATTACATCCATAATTTGAATACTTCCATGGCTTCTGCCATTGTTAGCCCTGCTTCGGGATTTTCCTTTTTGCCCACGTCACAACTAATACACCATCTTGGTTCATCAGTATAGTTTGTAATTTTATGAGGAATTCCTACCTGAACAATACTAGGCCACCGCACTGGCTGACTATGCAGATGTATAACATCTTCCTCTTTGTATCGTGTATATGGAGTTCCTGCTTGAGTCTTAACGCCTTCTGTGATAATTGTATCTGGTACTAGTTCATACCAATGCATCTCACTTCCTGTACCTTGTACTATCCAATTCATTGTGACTCGATCTATTATGCCGCCGCCGTCAATGTGTAACCCACACTCTCTACGTTTAGGAGTATAAAAAATTAAAGGAGGAAATGTTAACACAAGATTGTTTGCTGATAACCATGATGTAAACTCGCTGGACACATTAGATGGATCAGCAAACCATATTTCTGGTTTATGTCCTGTTTGGTTTAGTATGTTAGGATCTTTCAATGGATGCAACACTGGAATATTGAGATCAACACAATAATTACTTTTCATTTTTTACTCCTAGAAAGTGAAACATGAACTTGTCAGTTAATCCGCAGTTTGTTCCAGCATGCCAGTCCATATAATTGTCCCATTTAATAACTGTTCCCTGAGGCTCTAAATGATATATTTTATTATAAAATAAAAATATTCCACCGTGCGAGGGTTTACTAATCAGCACACTATATCTAACTAACTCTCCTTGTGCTAAGTATGTTTCAATTTGGTCATCGATGTCTTGATGGAAGGGAGCCATCTTACCAGGACGTATTCTGCTGATCCATGCCCTTGCACAAGTAGCGTTAGCCCATGATCCAAAATTAGTTATTACATCCTCTGAAAAATGTTGTGTTGGATAATAGTTAATCCACTCAACACTATCGCATTGATCGTATCCTGCTTGTTTCCAAGTTTCGATCATGTTGTTGAATCTTCCATCAGTATTTGAATAGAATTTTTTGTCAGGGGTATTAGCCTTGCCATCAGCTAGCGGCAAGTTGGATATAATTGAATCCCAGTCAATATTGTATAACATATTCTTTAAACTTTTTCACACTACGTGAAATAAGTTCCTGATGTTTCTCTTCATCTATAATGCCCGAACAAATCATTATAACTCGTCGATCTAAAACAGGATCTGCACCGTGGTACATGTCTTTATTATTAAATGCATAGATTGGATAATCTTTTAGTATAGTCGGATAAGTTCTTTGCCCGTCAAGTTCTTTGCAAATAAAAAACGAATCCTGATTGTAGTGTGGTGACAATAATACATTATATCGCTCAGGACTAGATGGAAAATTTGGATCGGCATCATCGTCGTGAGGGGCAAGATAATTTGTATGTAAACTGATAGCGGCACCCAATATTTGTTTGTAAGGCAATTCGTAGAGTAATTTAATTAATGTAGGAAACAGGCTATTTACACTGGGAGGAAAATATAGAATAGGATCTTTAGTTTGTTCGTAACTGTCATCCGAAAATACATCATTAGCATCTCGCCAATTATCAACTGGAGTCCGAGATGCAATTGCGGCCAGCAACGAAGTATATCCGTAAGTATCTTGTAAATTAGTCATATGATTATTTTGTATGTAATCAACTAATAATGCATGGTCCGGAACTTGCAAGGGAATATCCACTGGAGTATATACAATCATAGTATTTTAAACTCGCTTGGCAATATACGTTTAAAGGATTCTAATTTATCTTGCTCTATATTAAACTTGATTGCTACATTGCCTTGTGCAAAACTGTTTATGACCCCTGCTTTGTTTGCGTCATTAAACCACGGGCTCATTGTGTTATCAAATAAAAATCTAGCGTAATTAGGATTGTCCATAGTAGTGGCCAGCGATACTTCAACTGGATTTTTTAGTTTGTTCTTCTTTAATAACTTTCTAACAACTAGCTGAACTCTAGCACGTCGACCAAAGTTAGTTGCGGTATGTATAAAGCTAGCATCCATATCATACCAAATGCCATCCTGTGCGAGTGGGTGCATTATTTCTTGTACTAGGTTAATCAAATAACTACTGTCACCTAATATATTCAAATGATACCTGTCATCGATATCTGCATGTTCTTGATAACATTGGCCCGGATCCAAAATAATGATTCTTGCTTCTCCTTTAATAACAGGTAAACTATTATATAAAGTTTCCCACACAGTACCTTTATATTCGTCCTTAATAACCCACGGATCATAAAAGAAATCACCAGTAGGTTGATTGATAGTTGTCTTCATTCCTTCTTTTGGTAATGAACTACAAACCTCTTGAAATAAACTGGTATCGACTGTATAATTAGTGGGAGTTAGCATAGGAATATTTATGTGCTAGTATAACCTGGTTAAATACTTTATGAATAGTAAAACGTTTTGCATGCACCCATTTACCGGATTAGCCACTAGAGAAGACGGAGCCGTTAAGGTATGCTGTCGTAGTCATCCTATTGGATTTATTCAAGACGCATCATTAGAGTATCACTGGAACGGCGAAGCAATGCAACGAATCCGTAGACAAGTATTACGGGGTGATCGTCCGCCAGAATGTGCGCCCTGTTTTAATCTAGAGGACCAAGGAGTAGAGAGTCTCAGACAACGACATCTAGCAGGCATCATACCCGAGGCTAGGATTAATCTCTATCCAGATGCTTTAAGTAAAATGACACATGACTTTATGATGCCATTTGAAATTCCAACAATGGAAATCAAGCTCAATAATTTATGTAATTTAAAATGCCGTATGTGTAATCCGACGGACAGTACCAGTTGGAATGATTGGAATCAAGTAGAAGAATTTTATGATAAAGAAAATAACTACATTGCAGGTAACGTAAGAAAACTTAATTTAATTAAAAAACCCTACTTAGATAAATTTGAAGATAACCCAAACTGGTGGGAATCATTTGAAAAACTATTACCATACTTTAGACGAGTAGAGTTTGCCGGTGGCGAACCTTTAATGGATCCACAGCACTATCGTATATTAGATATGCTAAAACCGTACGGACATCAGATAGAAATAAAGTATGCCACTAATGGCACTACACTAGGTATTAGTAAAGGAAGAACAGTACATGACTATTGGCCTCATTTTAGAAGCGTTGCCGTTAATGTCAGCATTGACGGCATTGGTGATGTTTACCAGTACATTCGCGGTAACGGTAATTGGAAGCAAGTTGTTCAAAACATTAAAGAGATCCAAATTATTCCCAACATCAACCGTGTTGTAGGAGCAGTCGCAGTTCAAGTTAGTAATGTACTAGTTTTAGATAAGATGATCGAATACTTTTTAGATAAACTGGGAATTGTATTTTATACCAATATGGTTAATTACCCTAATGTATTATCAGCTCAAGTGCTACCTCTACAATTAAAGATGCTTGCTATCATACGCCTTGAAGCTGTTAAGTTGCGTGTTCCGGAATTTAAATATGTTAAAGAAAATCCTATTTTGTTAGACATCACACTGGAACAAATCAACGGTGTTATTAATTATATTAATGCTGTGGATCAAAATGAAAAGTGGCAGGACTGCGTTGAGTTTAATCGTAGACTCGATCAAACACGTGATCAAAGTTTTTTTGATGTTACCCCAGAGTTTAGAGACTATGCTTAAAGTAACGAGTCGCTATCCGCATCAGGGCAGTATTAAGATTGAATGGAACCTTGGTAAACGTTGTAATTATGATTGTAGCTACTGTCCTGCAAGTATACATGATAACACTAGTCCGCACACTGATATAGAAATACTCAAGGCTACTGTGGATAAATTAATAACATTGGGAAAACCTATACGTCTTAGTTTTACAGGTGGCGAACCCTGTGTACATCCTAAATTTGATGAGCTGGTTAAGTACTGTAAATTTAAAGGCATCACTTGGATCAGTGTAACTAGCAACGGAACTTTACCCTACGAGTTTTATGTCAGCCTTCCTGTTAATCAATATGTATTCAGTATACACTTAGAGTATGATTGGAAACGTGTGTATAATACTGTTGAAAGTGTTGCAGGGTTCAGCAATGTAAAAGTGATAGCACAGATTATGGCACATCATAATCATATGGATGCAGTTACAGAATTACGTGCTAAATGTTTGCTAAAGCACATTCCGAATACAGTGCGCCGCATACGTTGGACACAAGGTGATCATGATTTGTTCGACGACATGCGTTATAACACAAACGATTTAGATTTTATTAAAGAGTGTGAATCTACTGTAGAAGCAAACACAGTAGTATGGTTGAATAATGAATATGCTCAACTATCATATCATGCCAACGATATGATTAAGAATCATCAAAATAAATTTAATGGTTGGACTTGCAACGCAGGTATAGAAAGCCTAATGATAAATTGGGACGGAGATGTACACAGAGCGACTTGTAGAGTCGGTGGTAGTCTAGGCAACATATATGAAGGTAACTTCGTTGCACCTAGCGAACCCGTAACTTGTGACCGTAATTTCTGTACCTGCGCGGCAGACATTCCTCTTACAAAGTATGCACCTACAAACACTTAATCCTTCTAAGTATAAACGATTCTTTGCATTTGGATGTTCATTTACACACTATAAGTGGCCGACATGGGCCGACATACTAGGTAGCAGTATTCCCTACTATAGTAACTGGGGATGGGCTGGCCGCGGTAATCAATTTATCTTTAACTCTGTAATGGAGTGCGATGCAAAACATAATTTTACTAAAGACGACCTAGTAATTATAATGTGGACGAAAGCAAATCGAGAAGATCGATATCACAATGGATATTGGCAAGATGCTACTCCAAACAACTTAATAAACTTATACGGCAAAGAATGGACTACTAAGTTTGCAGGTAACGATCGTAGCAATCTTATTAGAGACTTAGGATCAATCAAAGCTACACGAGAACTACTTGTTAATAGAGGTTGCGACTGGACATTTTTAAATTGGGCACCGTTAACTACATTTGATGCTAGTCCTATACAACTTGCTAAGTTTCTAATAAACAAACAAGCAGGCAACGATCTTTGGATACAGCAAAGTGACAACCTTAGTGATCCTACGTATGTACCACGTAACGTTAAACACTTAGATGTCATAAACACATACCGAGATGTATTCTATTCATTTAATAAATCAATGTATGGTGTTGGACTGTTTAAGGAAACAGACGACCCTCATCCAACACCTGCAGAGCATTTTTATTACTTACAATGTGTATGGCCCGATGCTCAGTTAAATCCAGAGCTTGCTAATTGGAATATGTCAACTATATACAATCGTCCAAATATAGACAGATTATAAGCTAGCAAGCTCTGGAAAAACTTTTCTAAAGTCTGTACCCCGATGGGTATCTGTAACAGTTAGATAATCTTCTAAGATGGGCAATTTGTTAGACCAATCTTCTGCCATCATATATTGTACTAGTCCTTGCCAACGTTTTAATCCATATGGGTTAGATATAAATTCTATGTCCATAGATTTACGTGAACAAAAATATTCTATTTGCCTTGCCACTTGATCTTTTAAATGTTTAGGCAACACTCGAACATTTAAATAACTAGGCAAATAAACTAGATGCGTACCGATCAATCCGGCACCGTAGGGAGGCAGATTGATCTTTTTAAAGTTTTTGCTTTCTTTCCAATAGACTAATTCTGGTACAGTTAACACATTTAATAGTTGTACAGCACAGGCAATATTTACTGTAATATTATTTGGTGTATCATCTAGACGTTCTAAGTTAGCAACAACATCACTCCACTTGCTAGGATACCTAATATAATCATTACGTTCTCCTACAGTATCTATGCTAAAGTTAAACTTGACTTCTTTAAAGTGTTTCCACAATTCAAATAACTTTTCAGGTAGTTCTAGCCCATTAGAATTATAACGTACAACACATAATTTTGCGGCACCAGTCTCTACCATAAACTCTAAAATTTTATAGTGTTCGGGTATCAATAAAGGCTCGCCTCCGGCAAAGTAAAGTTCACGAATGTTATGTGCGTTTGAACGCATGTTTTCTAAGAACATACCTTTTTGATACCAAGTGTAATCAAAGTCTATATTCCATTCTTGATCTTTTTTAAGTTCAATAGTTTTATACTTTGGGTACTGTGCTTTCCATTCTTTGATCCAACTACTACTATCATGTGGACTACACATGATGCATTTAAGTTGACACATATTACCCAAGCGTAGATCGAAATAAGGAATGTTTACAGGTAAACTGCCGTCTTCTGCAGTCTGTGCAACAATGCTATCAAGATCAATACGGTCTTGCCATATACGAGTTTCCCATTGTCTTTTGCTGACAATTCCGTTGGCCTCTTCTGCATAGCATTTAGTACAACTACTAGGAGTGCCACCTGCTAACATAGTTACCCTAGTGTCTCGCATAAACTGTGAATTCCAAACCTGCTCTATTGTATGATCACGTAAGTTCATATTCACACCGTCTTGCTTAACTAGTCCTGCATCTTTAACATCATCAATGCCAGCACCACTAGCGTTGGCTGTACAACATACACGAACATCACCATTAGGGCGAGTCGCTAGGTGTATCCACGGTAAGGGGCAAAATGTTTTAGTCATTGAACACATCTAAGTCTAAGAACTGATCACGACATTGACTGACAACTGGTTGATTAAATTTACCACATGTTCTAGCACATACTGGTATCTTATCTCCTGTAAAGCTAGCGTCCCATACAGACTGCCATTCAACGCTGTCTACTATATCTTTGATAGAATGTGTGCGTAGGTTTATACCTTCCATACCGCCGAAATGATCTAAGGCTTTGTTAACCATATCTAGATTATGTGTTCTATAATCGTGTACAAGAAACTTAGGATCAGTATAGTGATAGGGTGCGCCGCCCACAAAGCAACAGGGCCAGAGGTATCCCTGTGCATCTACGAATATACTTTTAGTACTTTCGACCTCACATGATATAACAGATTCGGTGACCAACTGACGATAGTTATCTACTGCTGATCTTTCTATAAAAACTATCTTTTGTTCGCTAGGGTTTTCTAACTTGTATAATGTATTACCATCTTTGTCCCAAACATCAAACCAAGGGTTTCCAATAAATCTACTTGTTTGTTTTTCATGAAAGCTGGCAAAGCCTAAGTCCTTGGCCAACTGCCTTGCGTGTTCCAGTTGATGTTCGTTATGTTTAAATGTAATAAAGTTCCAGCGAGCAATACCACCGGCAGATATAAATGCCTTGGCATTTTCAATTATCTTGGTGAAAGAAGTATTGATCCTGTATAGCGAATGAGTATCTTCTAGACCATCGATACCAAAATGCACAACATGTCCTTTGGGTAACACTGATGCTAGTCTGCCCCACCACTCTCTGGATCTCATACTAGCATTAGTATGCAAATCTAATCTAACGTCAGGATTAGATTCTGAAATATATTCGCATATCTCTAATAGTTCCTTGTTCAACAGCGGATCACCGAAATTACCACATAGTGAAATATTCTTTAGCTGTTGTATAAAATCAGGCGGGGCTAGTTTTTTAAAGAATACAAGGTCTATATCACTAATTGGTAAACTAGGATTATCTTGCCCGCCATGTATATTTCTTGCGCACATGGGACATGCCGCTTGACAGTTTGATGATAATTCAAACTCTACTCGTGTGATGTCTGAATACTTATACATCCTGTTTCCCTATTATCATATAACGTGTATACAATGGTAGTTCAAGTTCCCCTGCCCATAGCACCTTTATGTGACTTTGTTCTTTAAATTCTTGTAAACTATTAGCTATACGGACATGCTCTGGAATGTCATAGTTGTTACTTTGTAAAACTAGCAATTGGCTATTTGTACGTTTACCAAGCCATGTTTCATATTGTTCCTGTGATATGTGTTCACAGCTGGTATTGATTACAACATCGACAAATGATATCAGATTACACATGTCTCCAGTACCTGCTTGGAATCTACCTTGTATTTCTTCACCCTTGTTCATCATAGTAGCAATAGATTCGCAAGTAGGATCTATATCAAGACTGTATATTCGTTTAATCGGGATACTGCTTTGGAATAGTATACTGGCCAATACACCTACCCAGCCTCCATGTATTTCAATGCTGACTGGATCGTCCTTGACTGAGAACTGCATACTTAGTGCTTCAATTAACCATTCTTTACTTTTAAGCTGACCCTGCCAGAAAGCATCCATAGTGCGCACAGGGTTTTCACTTTGTCGAATGGCCTGCATCCAGTAGTGCAGGTGTTCTGTGTCAATTAACATATATGGGTATTACCTTTTTGTTATCTATTTTGTATTTCTTCATATTGGTTTCGATGCCGCACCAACAAGCAACATTTGCACAAGTTGAATACTGCAAAACTGGTTTGAATTCACTTTCGAAGTTTTCAGAATAAAAATTAAAATACGACAACTCTCCAAAAGGAATTTGACCGCATGTGCCTGAAATTTCTCCCTGACGACTTATGTGTACCCAATCGACTCCTACACTGCATTTCCATCCGTTAAACTGATTAATTTTTTTAAGCAATATTTCGTTGTCGTGAAAATTATGAGATTTCCCTCTATCATCGATGACCTTGACTTTACTTCTGTAATGTTTGTTATTTTTAAAAAACCAAAATATGTTTGCACGTCTGGCTTTGAATTTTTTCAATACAGTTTTTTGTTCTTCGGTGTATGTGATATTATCGCCTATAAGTTCAACATATCTAATAGTCCAAGAGCGTCTGCTCTTTTTAAGATAGTCAACGATCTCGATGCATCTGTCCCATGCCATCGGATCCATCATCATAGAAACAGATACAATCACATTGTGTTCATATAATAAATCGGCCACATCTCGAAATTGTTCTACGTTCATAAATTCATTATGTCCGCTTAGGTGTACTCTATCAAAGTATGGTACAATCTTTTTCCAAAATTCAATTTTCTTAGAACCGTTAGAAGTCATCGATATCAAACAGTTAAAATTGTCTTTTAAAAACTTCACATAGTCAACTAGCTTAGGCCAGTGTGTGGGCTCGCCGCCTACAAAATGAAAATCAAATACAGTTTTATTTGAATTATTCTTGTAATGATTAATGAGATGCGATGTATTCTTTTTTATTAATTCCAAATCGGGCCAGTAGTCTGTACCTTCATGCGAACCCGGCCAGCAGTACCAACATTTATAGTTGCAAATATTTCCTAGATTGATATCTATTCTAAGAGTATTATCATCCCAATTATTTTCTACACTAACAATGTTCATATTCTAGTTTTAGGTATTTTACTATCAGCACTACTGACACATCGATCAGTTATACAAATTTTAGGGGAGGAAAACAAAGTAAATTTTTCTATCGTACCTAAGGATGCCTCTTTGCAACTGTATGCTCGCTTGACCTCATTACCTCTTATTATAACACTTTGATATCCGCTATTGCAAGTCCAATCGGTAAAACTATTGAACCCTAACGCATTGAATCGTTCTGCCTGATCTATGTAGTAATCAGTCTCGCCATCTGTTAATCTGATCTGAAAACCTTCCTGCTGTTCAAAATCATTCTGCATGACATCGATCATCTGCGGAGTATAACCTTCCACAATAGCTGTGGCTGTATCGTTGCTCTGCGGTTTAAGAGTCACATTGATTCCACGAGCACGTAATCGTTCACAGCGTTCTAGAGTTTCAAAAAACTTTTCTGGAACCATAACTTGATTAACTGTAACGTGAACAAGCTCATACATTAACTGTAAGCATTTGTCGCCAAACTCTTGCTCCTTGGCAAACTCTGCATGAAAGCTAGCCGTAATACTTCTGCGTTGCAACAAAGCAGTATTGGCACACCAAGTGTTCCACCATTTTGATCCGGGTGACAAATTAGTTGTCATGTGAACAGTTTGATAGGGCGTTAATGCACCGTCATCTAAATGTTTGATTAATTCTAGCAAGTGTTTATATGCCGTTGGCTCGCCACCACTGAAGGACCAATGAAACTGATCGAATCCATTTGCTCGTGCTTGACGTTTTATTTCATCAACAGTAGATTTATATATTTCGAGAGATTGGTGATCCGGGACATCGGTTCTAGCATATGGCCAACAGTAGCTACATTTGTAATTACAAAATCTACCCAATATCCAACTGACATTAAATAAAGGACGGTCCAGCATAGTTTGCTGTCCAAAATGTGTAATCTTTTCGAAAGGTATGGTTGAAAATTGCATTGACAGTATTTACACATGATGTTATAATTTATACGTGGACGTGAGTGGAACATGGTATACCTCCTCCTAGTAAGCTGACCCCCAGCCGAACGGAGGGATCGGGGCTAGCCCATTGGGCGCCTTTGCAGGTTCGAATCCTGCCGTCTACACCAATTTAATAACCGACTACATACATATGAAAAAAGTATCATCAAGTCCTGAACGACATACCTTTCAAAAAGAAGGTGCAATCAAGCGGGCAGAAGAAACGGGTGAAGATCCCAATCAAGCCTACATTGACATGTGGGAACAGATTAAAATTGAT